GATGTCATATCTCCCAATCGATCGAGACGCTCGCATTAATGGAGATTGGGATGGTGGAGTCCCAGAGGGACGGATCTTTGATAAGTTTACAGATGATTTGATCAGTGACCTCACACCGGATCCAGATCGTGAGTATATTTGGACCATTGGCATTGACCACGGTCATGACATCGCCTCTCAAGTCGCTCTCCTTTGTGCTGTGGATGTAACCAATCAATCAAAGCCGGCCGTCTATGTGGTGGATGAGTATATCGCGAGTGGAGCCAAAGCCGAGAAGCACGCCAAATCCATATTGGCGATGATCAAACGTAATGGATTGGAGTTGGCCAATATCCAACGATGGACCGGTGACCGCTCTCATGGTGGGTCAAAACAAAACGGAGGACGGATGTCCAACACGATGTTGATGGCTGGTTTTAATCACGTTTTGAAGTATCCCAAAGGTCAACTCCCCTTCTCAATCCGTACCGCCCATAAACCGAAATTTAGTGTATATTATGGATGTCAATCCATACATGAGTTGATGTGTGACAACCGGTTTCAAATATTCCCACGATGTGAGAGGACAATCAAATCTCTCAAATATTGGGCGTTGAAAAATTCGGGCGTTATGGATACAATGAGTGAGTGGAAGCATACAATCGATGCGCTCAGATATGCAGTAATGCCCATAATTAATGTCCAATATCGCTCTCCAAAAACCTCCAAATTGAGATTCCGATGATCAGCCAATCCAATATCCCTCCTCTCCCAGTCCAAAAAGATCCAGCCTCTCAAAGGAGAGTTGAACACACCGCGCTCCGCAAACGGATGTTGACAGGGATGTGGCTCCAAGATTTGATTGACGCCATTGGTGATCACATCCCACAATCACGTCAAGCGGCGTGGGGTGTTCCGGACATGAGCTCAAACATATTCAAGGCCGCCACGAGTGCTCTATGTGGTTTGTATATGGAGCCGCCATCCATTGGAGTCAATGAGACCACAGCTGGTGAGACGGATGGTTTGGTTGGACGTAATGGATTGGTGAATAAAGCGGGTCTATGGCCTCTCATGCAACGTGTCCAGTTTTACACACTTGGATTGAGAGAGACATTTTTGAGAGTGGACATCACGGATGATGGTCAAGGTTTATTGTATCGGATCGTGACACCGGAGATGGTGGAGGCGAGCGCGAGCGCTGGTGATCCTTCGAGACCTCACACCATCAAAGAGACGAGATTGAGATTTTGTGAGTTGTGTACAAAATACGAGTGGACGGTTGACCATCTCTCCATTGAGGATCCAAATAATCCAATCTATGAGATTTACACCATCAACTCCAATGGTGAGCGTGATGAGGATGTTACCGAAAAGTATTTGACATCCAACATGAGTGGAGAGTCATATCCATATCGTGACTCCAATGGGGCTCCTTTCCTTCCATATTCTTTGTATCATGCGGAGATCCATGGTGGACTATTTGACCCATATAATGGGAGAGAAGTCGTCGAAGGCGCATTAAATGCGAGCGTGCTGTACACATATTTTCTTCACCTCTCGCGCGATTGTTCACACCCACAGCGCTATATTTTGGGAGCTATGCCAGCTGGGATGGATGTATTGGATAACAACCTCGACTCACGGCGCGCCGCCATCGCCACGGATCCAGCGTCCATATTGGTATTTTCACCAGATCCGGATTTGTTAGCCGGTCAAAATCCACAAATTGGACAATTCCAAGCCGGTGGAGATGTGAGTCAAATGTTGGAGGCGATTACAGTCTATGAGAGACGGTTGGCCACCTATGCGGGTATCAATCCAGCGGATGTCCAAAAGATGAGTGGAGATCCTCGGTCCGGTTATGCCATCGCCATCTCACGCTCCTCATTGAGAGAAGCCCAAAGAAAATTCGCGCCGTCCTTCCGGATAGCAGACATCCACACGATGGAGATCACCGCCAAAATCGCCAACCGGTATTTGGGGACATCATATCCGGAACATGGGTATAGGATTGAATATCACGCCATCCCACTCTCACCAACGGAGTCCAAAGAGCAACGTGAGAACATGTTGGCACTATTGGCCGCCGGTCTCATCTCCAAAGTGGACGCCATCAAAATCCTCCATCCAGACCTTGACGACATCGACGCAAAACGGATGTTACTCAAAATACAACAGGAAAATCTAACATTTTAACACAAAACACAAGGGAATAAACCATGAGTAAAACAAAGATCATAGAGGGTGTAGAATACATCCAAAAGGAACATGTGGACGAGATAGTCCGTCAACGTATCGCCAAGTATAGTGAGCGACTAGCCCAAACGGAGTCCAAGTTGGGAGAGTATGAGTCACAGTTGGACGAGGCCAAGTCCAAAATGGGATTGGTGGACAACCTCACCAGTCAAGTGGAGTCTCTCCAAGGTGAGCTCAAGACATCAAACTCACGATATGATCGTCACACCACCATCTCACAGTTTGGAATCAATGACGGTGATGTGAGAGATATGGTTGAGTGGCAATATGACAGGGCCATGAGTAACCTCCCCAAAAAGGATCGAGTCGATTTGGGTCAATGGTTGGAGACAATCAAAACGGATCCCACAACCGCCCCAAGCACGTTGAGACCATTCTTTGAGACTCAAACGGATACTCAAACGGATACAACCTCAAACGAGCCTCCACAGCCGTCTCAAGGCCTCCAACAGACACAACCACAACTCACTCCACCACCATCCTCCAACCGTGGTGTCCAATCTCAACCCACCGCGGCTCCCAATGATTTGTTGAGTCGGGCCACGGATCCCACATTTTACTCTCAAAATCGAGAGGCAATCCGTGAGGCGTATTACTCGCGATTGGGTCAAACTCCACACAAGTTTTGAGAGGTGAGCTGTGGCCACGTTTAAATATTCGGACGGTGCTGGGATACCCAACCGTCATGATTTTACAAACCTCTCCACCATCTCGGTGACTCATGGTTTGGGATATACACCCAATGTATGGATCGTCATCAATGGTGAGGTTGTGTTTGGTGATATCACCTATAATAATCTATTGACATTTACTGTCATTTTCGAGACGGTGGAGACTGGGGTGATATATTACAGGTGATCCACTCCCATGGTGGATCCAAATTAACTTTATCCCCAAAGAGGTATACCAATGGCACAAAGATTTTTGGCCCCTGAACTGATCGCCGAAGGCGTAATTAAACAAAAAGGAACAGTATCACACGACGAACATTTGATCACTCGTGGATATTTGCACTCAAATGTAATCAACTCAATCCACGCGGACAGCGCCAATTATCTGGAAGTTGTAGCCGATGGCGGTATCAACAAACTGAAGGTCAAGCCATTGACCGTGACGGATGTGACTGTCAACTCATCACAATCATCACTCGCCAACTTTGTGTCCAATGTGTACACTGGAAGTAACTTCCAAGAGGGTGACATTGTCTTTTTGAGTGCAACGTCTCCGATTGAGTCATACATCCACAACGGTGGTACAGCTGGAACCGCTGACGATTGGGATTTGATCAACAGTGGTTTGAGTGACGCTCAAATCCGCGCCAAATTCTCCGCAAGTGCTGGTATTGATTACAACGCCTCAACTGGTGAGTTTACAGCAGACCAAACCGAGATCAAAGGATTTTTCTCGGCTGGAACTGGATTGGCTTATTCCAATGGTCAATTCTCTTTGTCGGCTACCTCGGATCAAATCTCCGAAGGGTCTAACAACCTATTCCACACAGCTGGGAGAGCTCGCGCGAGTATCTCAGTTGACGCCGCTGGATTAGCTTACAACTCCGGTACTGGTGTGATCACGTTGACGGCCGATACGTCACACGTGAGCGAGGACTCGAGCGCGTTATATTTCACTCAAGCGAGAGCCCGTGGATCGGTATCTTTGGGTGCTGTAGCGGGTCCGGATGTACAACTCCTCCAATACAACTCCTCCAATGGTGAGTTTAAGGTTGAGGCGAGTGATGTATTCGCACAATTCGCGGCCGGTACTGGTCTCAGTTATGCGGATGGTGTTTACACTTTAAACGCCAACACGTCACAAGTGAGCGAGGATTCAAGCGCGCTGTACTTCACTCAAGCAAGATCAAGAGGAGCCATCTCGGTTGACGCTGCTGGTTTGTCTTACAACTCCGGTACTGGTTTGATCACTTTGACGGCCAATACGTCACAAGTGAGCGAGGACTCGAGCGCGTTATATTTTACGACCGCAAGAGCTCAAGCCGCTATCACAGCCAATCCAGCAGCTGGCAACCTTGCCAGTGTCTCAGGTGGTCAGGTGTTGGTCGCTTTGTCATCATTACGAAAAGGTTTTGCCAATCAAACATTGGTTGCCAATACCGGTTTGGCATTGACTCACAATCTTGGTGAGCGATTGGTCCATGTCAGCGCTATGGATGGAAGTGGAAACAAAGTGGAGCTTGAAGTCACTTACACCAATGCCAACGCCGTCTCAGTCAAATCAACTGTTGGATTGACTGGTATTGACATCGCGGTATCAATCTAACTGATACACCCAACCCCATACATTTGGAGTCACTCATTTGGGTGGCTCCTTTTGTTTTTTTACTTCGATCTATTGATGACGATGTGGAGGGTGGATGATCCGGATTGGGTAGCTACCAAGAGGACTCGATTGGATTGACGTCCAATCTCCATGGGTATCTCCAACAGGTTGTTGGCTGGGATAAATACATAATCGGTCACACCACCGCTCCCAAACGAGTCTCCATCACTTCCATCATTGGCACAATACAAAGCCGCTGGAGATCCAATGGAGACCGCCGTGGCTCCATTTGGGAGGATGATTTTGGTGGCGGTGTTGTCGATGTTGTCTATGGTTTTGAATTTTGGATATGTGTTGACGTTGGATAGGTCATGAGTGGCCATGGTGATCTCCCTTTAATGTGAAAATGACATGTGATGTCATTGTGATAACACCATATCATAAAAATGGGTATACTACACCCAACCACATATCTCCACCACGGTGGATGATGGGAGTTGGTTATTGTCGGATAGGCTCGCAACCGTCAACAGCGTAAAACCCGACCCATCCAAAACAAAACCAAACCAAAAATTGTGAGAAAATACAATGTCAACTATTGATTATTCAACGCTCGGTAATTTACGCCTTGCGGCTATGATTGAAAACGAGGTCCGTGCAATCCTTGCCGACCAAGCCTCTATCCGTAATTCTGGAGCGCTCCTATTCGCCGGAGACGTCGCTGGTATCGGCTCTAAAGTAATGCGTATGCGTTATGCAAACTGGGGAGCGGCTACACCTTTTGCAACTGCTAGTGATGGTGGTGAGGTGTCTGAAGCTACACTTACTCCGTCAACCGTAGATATCACCGTGGGCCGCTCGGCTTTACGTTACGATATCTCGGATCTCGCCGCCATGACCGGTTTGGGTATGGACATCGATCCATTCTCATTGGCCAATAAAATGGCGATGAGTGCGGAGGCACGAATCAACGGTATTATCACAGCGACTTTCGCAGCCGCTACAAACTCAGTTGGGACCAGTGGTGTGGACATGTCTGTTGATGACTTTTATGACGCAATGTTCCAATTGGAGAGTGAGTCAAACAATGGAGACTTCTATTGTATACTCCACCCACAACAGTTGAGCGATCTCCGTGATTCTCTTCGAAGTGAGTCCAATAACGCTCTCGCATTCTCACCAGCAACCGAGGACATGTTGGCCATCAAGGGTCAAGGTTTCGCGGGTCGCTTTGGTGGAGTAGATATTTTCAAGTCTAGTTATGTAACAGAGGCAACCGGTAACAAAATCGGAGCCATGATGAGCCGTGGTGGTATCGCTTACGCTGTTGGGACTCCACGTCCTTTGGCTGGTGCTGGTGTTGAAATTCGACCAGCCGGAACACCGGTTGTCATCGGCTTCCAACGTGACGAATCCAAGGGACTCACCGAGGTTGTAGGACATTTGTACTGTGGAGCGGCGATCACTGAGGACGCTCGAATTGTCAAGATTGTTACAGACGCTTAATTTGTCAAATGATGAGTGGGTGGAGGGTTTTAAATTCCCTTTGTCCTTCCATTCACTCTCCTCTTTTGGAGAGTGGGTGGTGTCATCAAAATCATAAACACATATCAACAAAGGGATCAACGATATGAGCACATTTACACCAACGACATGGACCGGCTCCAAAACCGCCGCCCAAAATCCAAAACTTAAGGTATTTCCAAACGCTCCGTTTTATTTACTCCACCATGCATTCTCATGGGAGATCGTGGAAGTATCGGAGGGAGATTGGGA